AAATCTCAGAACGAGTTCTTGTTACTTACTCAGTCTATCACTGACAACAATAAGCAAAGTGCTGAAGCTTATCGAATATGGGCAGAATTAAAAACTGGCGTTATTGATGTAAATCAAGCTTTCAATAGATTAAATCAACTTTCATTCATCAGTTCGGATCAAATTAACCAGCTGGCTGATAGCAAGAAGAAAGTAGATGAAAACACGAAAGCTGTGAAGCAAACAAACTCTGAGTTAAATCAGGTTCGTACTTCTGGTGCTAATGCAAAAGCAGGTTTTAATGATGTTAGTCAAGGTGCGAAAGGAGCAGTTCAAGACGTTACCGAGCTTAATAAAAAGCTTAAAGACATCAACAAGTCGCTTGCAGATCGTAAATGGGATGCAGCTTTTAAAACTACACTTATTAAAAAATATGGAAGATCAGTTGAAGAGGCTGATTTAATTTTGCAGACATACAGGGAGAACCAGAAAAAAGGTTACTCGGGTGTAACCGTAGAGCAAGACAAAATCATTAAAGGTATTGTTGCGCAGGAAAATGCTCTTGAGGCTCTTGTAAACAAGGATAAGGCGCGCACTAAAGAGTTAGAGAAACAAGAAAAGGTCAGCAAACGACTAATCGGTATTTCCGGTCAATCTGGTATTGGCACTGGCCCTCATCTTGACGTCCGTTATGGTGGTTCAATGTCTGGCCAGAAAGTTTCAAATGAACATCTGGCACGATTACAGGCGGGAGGCAAACCTTTAACTTCCTACAAGATCAGTTCTAATTATGGTCCACGAAAAGCCCCTACAAAAGGGGCTTCTTCATTTCATAAGGGTATTGATTTTTCAATGCCAGAAGGAACACCGATCACGACCAACGTTGCTGTGAAAGATATCAAGACATGGTATGACAGCAAGGGAGGTGGTTATGTCAGTGAAGTGATCTTTGAGGATGGAGTGTCTCTTAAGCTTCTACATCAATCTCCCAAGATGCAGAGCAAGGTGAAAGGCGGTGCGAGTAAGGGCAGTGATAAGGCAGCTGGTGACATTCAGTCTCAACTAGAACGTCAACTAGATGCTCAGCGTTCACTAGAAAATGAAGTAGCCACTGAAGTTCAGCGCATCCAGAATAATTTACAAGTTAGATTGGAAGATGTTGATAAGGCTGGGTTCTCACCAGAACGAACAGCTGAAATTAAGGCAGAATTACAGCGCCGTGCTGATAATGATGTGGCTATTGCCAAACAAGCAATTAGAAGCAAACTGGAAGACTATAAGGAGTTCCAGAAAACCGAGGAGCAGTTACTTGAGGAGAGCTTTAACCGTAAAAAGTTCAATGCAGCTCATGACATTGAATTAAGTAAGTCTGAGCAGAAGCAAGCCGTTGAATTGCTGGAACAGCAAAAACAGCAAGAGTTAGGGTTATTAAAACTAGCTCAGGAACAGCGTTTATTTCAGGCACGTTTATCATTGCTTTCGGAAACGCAAGCCATGCAGGAACGTTACAGACTCGAACGGGAGGAAATTCTTAAGAATACCAAGCTTTCTATAGAAGAGCGGCAAAAGCTAATCGCATTATCTAAAGCCAATCAGGATAAAGAGACACGCGATAAAGTGAATAATGCTGTTCAAAACTGGGGTGGTATTCAGGCGAGTATCACTGGTAATAGTGGTCAATTCGCTTTAGAACAGGAGCGCTTTAGCCGTTATGATGCTTCTCAAAAAGTATTTGATAGCCAGCTTGCTGATATTGAAACTCAGGAACAAGATCCAAATGCAAATTTGGAAGCTCTGAATGCACAACGTGAACAAATCATGAAAGAACACTTTGAGCGCCTGAAACTGATTGAATCGACATATCAAAACGATTCAATGAGTCTTCAATTAGGTTATGGAGCTAATGTTACAGGGGCATTAGCTGGCATGTTTAAAAATATGCTTGGTGAGTCATCAAGTGCATACCGCATTCTTTATGAAAGTCAGCGGGCATTCGCATTGGCGCAGGCTGGAATGAACATGTGGAAAGCTGCTTCAGATGCTTACGCAAATGAGCCAGGTACTTGGTACCAAAAAGCGGCAGCAGCAGCGATCGCGACAATTAAATCAGGTACATTTGTATCTCTCATCCAAGCTGCAACCCCGCAAGGATTTGCGGATGGCGGTTATACCGGTAATGGTCTTAAACACACTCCAGCAGGGATTGTGCATAAAGGCGAAGTCGTATGGTCGCAAGATGATATCAAACGCTGGGGTGGTGTTAGCGTTGTTGAAAGCATGCGTCAAAGTAAACCAAGTGGTTATGCAAATGGAGGTTATGTTTCTAATAATACTAGTGAAGCTATAGCAGCCCGACGGGAGGCACGACAGTTTGATGCGATTAATTCAAATCAAACTCAAAGCAGTTCGAGTGATATACCAATCAATGTTTATGTGACAGTTAATGCTGATGGTTCAAGTAAAACCGATACCCAAAATGATTCGAAGCAGCTTGGGCAAATGATCGGCAATGCGGTTAGAACGATTATCCGGCAAGAGCAACGACAAGGCGGTTTATTATCAAAGTAACCCACTCTCTTGAGTGGGTTCATTGTATTTGGAGGTTATTGTGCAAGATGAAGAAATTCAGAATGGAGCCATTCAATCAAAAGAGTGTATGCTTGATCGTAGTTTTCAGGAGCTTGAGCATTTAGGAACACAGAATACACACGACTTGGAGTATTGTCGTAAATTGATGCATGGAATGCCTCCCATATCAGATGATGTCTTAAAGCTTCTGAAAACTCACTAGAATATTTGGTGGCTAGATAATTTAAGAATTGTTCGTCTAGAGTATCCACATCTACACTTGACACATTAATATTCGGTCTAAAACAGAACTCGATATATGCCCACCAGCAGTTTTCTTTTTCTGGGTCTTTCTCGATTAAACATCCAAGTGTCATAAAAGCTGTGTTTTCTTTATTCAAGTGGTAAATAGCTGTCTTTAATCTTGGTGTAAATTGAAGCTCATGTATTTCATCAATGCGCTCAGGCTCCTTGGTTAAATCAATAGCTCCAATATTAGTGCGACCATCTTCTAAATCTGCTTTAAACGGCCAAATTTTATAGGTATCTTGCGTGGGCTTATTAATCGGCATGCTATAATTACTCAGTTAGTTAGATAGTTGTGGTGACTAAATACTAACACGCAACCCGTTCTTTTTAGGACGGGTTTTTATTTGGAGTCTAAAAATGAAATCTCTTAGAAAGCAAAAACGTCGATTTACTTTGAAAGAACACCAAAAATCAGAAATGACTTTAGCTGCGCAAATTGGTGAAGCTGTAAAGAAAATAATTCTGAAAGATAAACGACAAGGAGGCTTACTTTCTAAATGAGCAACCTTAAATTCACTTTCGAATGCGACTTAGACGGAAATAGTAATACTCAGCGCTTTAATACGTTATCAAGCAAATTTGGTGACGGTTATGAACAAAACATTGCTGTAGGTATCAATAACCGATCTGGTGAATGGACATATCAAAGAACGGCTTACAAAGCTGAAATTATGCAAATCAAAGCATTCTTTGATCAGCATAAAGGTGCTGACTCGTTTCTTTGGGATTCGCCTTTAGACGGTGAGGTCCGAGTTAAAACAGGTGAATATCAACCACGCTGTTTGGGCGGTGATGTTTGGCAAATCTCTACGACATTCACCCAAGTTTTTTACCCTTAATTTAAACCCCTTTAAAGCCCCTTTTTAGGGGCTTTTTTATGCGAGTAAGAAAATGACTAAGCAAGTTATTAATGTTGGTTCAGCTGCAAATGACGGATCAGGAACACCAGCTCGAACAGCTTTCCAGTATATAAACGCAAACTTTACTGAGCTATATGATTTCCTAACTGGAAGCACTAATGGAGCTACGATTCCAACTGCTTTGCCAATTGCAAAGGGTGGTACAGGGGCAACCAGTGCAACATCTGCTCGAACTGCATTAGGTTTGGGGACTGCCGCAACAAGCACAGCCCAGACATCAAAAACTGATACTACACAAAATTCATTAATGCGTAATGGAGCTTTTGGTCTTGGTGATTCTCTTGCTACTGGGACGGGAGCTTATGCTTTAACCGAGTCAGATGCATCGGATTATCCACCTGCGAATGGTTTTGTTTGGTCTAATACCGCTGCTTCAGAAACAATTCCTGCCTTTTGTTGTGGATTAACCATGACCCGAGGTAGTGGGATACATGCTCAAATTTTAGCTGCCCCAGGTATTCATGAAATTTATTACCGAGTAAGACATATTAATGCTAAACAAGGTGCATATTCACTTTATAAAATGTGGACGCAGAAAAACACGACTGTAGATGGTAATGGATTTATTAAAGCAGCTTCACCAATTGTTAAGTTATTTAATGATCGTATCGAGTTAAACGATGACGCGCAAAAACAGCCAATTGCTTTAGAAAAATTAGGTGTTGGTGATTATCTGATTAAAGGCTCATTGGGTTTTGCTCAGGAAGGTTGGTATATCGAAATGCCAAAGGATGCAAACGGCAATGTGTTGGTTGCTGTAGCTTATAAGCAACTTGAAAACAATGATATTTCAATCAAGACATACAAGCGTAAGTTTGATATTGAGCTTGCTGCAATCGTTGGTGATCATGAAAATCCAATGGACATTCCTGATGGTCGGTGGATAGACGTTCGATTACATGAAGAGATTAGAGGAGACACTACCAGATGACACTGAATAGTGATTTCCAGAAACTTTATGTAGATGGGTTATAACATTGTATGAATTAGATGCCAGCGCTTAGGTGCTGGCATTTTGCGATTCCATGGGCATATCTCATACGAAGATTGGGAAAAGATTTATGTCTCAGCTGATTTGACAAGTTGGAAGGCTGACACAGCAACAATCAAGGCCGATAAAGTTTTTAATATTGGCGATCAGAAAGTATGGATGCGAAATATTATTTGGCAAGGTCAAGTTTTTGAGCCAATGGCGCTTGAGGTGTCTGGCCTTGAAATGCGTTCGGATGGTAAAGCTTCAGCACCGACTTTAAGTATGGCCAACAATATTAATGGAATTCAAAATGCTGTCTCTGCCTATTGTTTGCAATTTAAAGACTTTGCTGGTGCAAAACTTAAAGTCATTACCACGCTTGCTAAATATCTGGATGCCGAAAACTTCACGGCAGGTAATCCTACTGCTTCAAATGAGTTCAAGGAGCAGCTTTGGTATATCGAGCAAAAAACATCCGAAAATGCCCAACAAGTGACTTTCGAGCTGTCCAATCCAATCGATTTTGAGGGTTTGAAAATTCCTGTACGTCAAATTACTTCACTTTGTCATTGGTGCATGATGGGGAAGTACCGTGGTGAGGAATGTGGATATACCGGAGCGGCAATGTTCACCGAAAAAGGTGAGCCAACAGATGACCCGGCACAAGATAATTGTGGAGGTCATTTAAGAGACTGCCGATTGCGTCACGGAGACAATAAACCTTTGCCTTTCGGTGGGTTCCCGGCTTCAAGCTTATTGTGAGGTTTTATGAAACTTACAGCAAAAACCAAAAAAGCAATCATGACCCATGCCGATGAATGCTATCCGCATGAATGCTGTGGGGTAATTGTTGGAAAAGAATATATCCGCTGCCGCAATGTTTCAGCTCAATCTGATCAGTTTGAAATCCATCCTGAAGATTTAGCTATGGCTGAAGATCAAGGCGAAATCTTAGCTTATGTGCATTCCCATCCAGATGGAACAACAAGAGCATCGGAACTCGATCTGATTCAGATTGAACTACATAAAAAGCCGTGGGTAATTTGTTCATATCCGGATCTGGATTTTCAAATCTACGAGCCGTGTGATTATCGCGCCCCTTTAGTGGGGCGTAATTATTTTCATGGCTGGCAAGATTGTTACGCGCTGATTCGTGATTTTTATAGCCGTGAGTTAGGTGTGGAGCTGTTGGATTTTCAGCGAAAAGATGCTTGGTGGGAGGATAAAGATCATCCTTCTCTTTACCTTGAAAATTATGAAAAAGCAGGCTTCTATGAAGTAGATACACCACAATATGGCGATATGCTTGTTTGTCGTGTTGGGCGTACTGAACATCCCAATCATGCGGTTGTTTGGTTGGGTAATAATGGACAGCTTAAATCGGAGCAAACTGAGCATTGCATCGGTTCAAGTTTAATCCTTCATCATCCGTATAACCGTAAATCTGTGCGGGAAATATATGGTCAACAATGGCTTGAACGTACTGTAAAAATCTTGAGGCATAGAGATGTTAAAAACAATTAAGTTGTACGGCATCTTGGGGCAAAAATTCGGTCGTGAATTTAAGCTCGATGTCGCAAACACACGTGAAGCCATGCGTGCATTATCTGTTCAGATCGCTGGCTTTGAACACTTTATGTTGCATGCACATGAGCAAGGGCTACGCTTTGCCGTGTTTCTAAAAGGAAAGAACTCGAGTAATAAACGAGGCAAGAAACGCCCAGCAATTTACGATCATGAAACTAAGCGGCTCATTACCGGCGATAACATCGGTGAAGAGCAGCTAGACATGCATACTGAAGCAGACACTATTCATATCGTCCCGCGTGTAATGGGGGCTGGTGGCAATAATGGGATTTTGCAACTTGTACTTGGTGCGATTCTGATAGCTGCTTCATTTATACCAGGTATTGGTCAGGCTGCTCAGGTTGCATTGATAGGTGCTGGTGCTGGCATGGCTATGGGAGGGGTTGCATCAATGCTCATGCCAAAAATTGACACAACTCAAGATCAAAACCAAGATGGCAACCGTGCCAACAAAGGCTTTGGTGGTGCAGTAACTACAGTCGCTCAAGGCAATCCTGTACCCATTCTATATGGGCAGCGTGAAGTAGGTGGATTCATTGTCAGTGCTGGTCAGTATCCAGAAGATCAGATGTAGTTTTTTTATATTTTACAGGCGCTTTTTAGCGCCTTTTTTATTGCGTGAGATTTCTTATGAATGCAGTAGTAGGCGCAAAAAAAGGCAGCAATAAACAACGACAACCTGTCATTTCACCAGATTCTGCACAATCTAAAACCTTTATCAAGGTTCTATATGGCTTGGCTGAAGGTGAGATTGAAGGTTTAGCAAATGGGCTTCAGTCAATTTATTTAGAAGAAACTCCACTTCAAAATGCAGATGGAAGCCTTAACTTTGAAAATGTAAAAGTTGATTTTAGAAATGGTACTAATGATCAGGAATACATTGAAGGCTTCCCGGCAGTTGAAAATGAAATCCCGATTGACGTAGAGCTTAAATCATCTACACCTTGGGTACGTTCTTTTAATAACCTTGATCTTGATGCGGTTAGATTACGATTACGTTGGGGTCCACTACGCAACCAAGACCCAACAACAGGTGATGTTACTGGCTATACCATTGAATACGCGGTGGACTTGCAAACTGATGGCGGAGCATGGTCAGAAGTATTAAGAGCAAAAATTTCAGATAAAACATCTGATAATTATGAGCGTCCACATCGTATTGACTTACCCAAAGCCGATTCAGGCTGGCTGGTTCGTGTTCGCCGAATTACTCCCAACTCAACATCCGAATATATCAGCGACAAGATGTATGTATCTGCGGTAACAGAGGTAATTGATGCAAAATTACGTTATCCAAATACAGCATTATTGGGCCTCCAGTACGATGCTGAAACCTTTGGGAATGTTGCTAAAGTTGCAATGGATACGAAAGGTAGGATTATCAAGGTTCCCACAAACTACAATCCGGTTACACGTCAATATATAGGAATTTGGGATGGCACGTTTAAAGAGGCTTATTCCAATAACCCGGCTTGGATCTATTACGACATCTGTACAGTTGATCGCTATGCGCTGGGAGATCGTTTAACTCCGTTGATGATTGATAAGTGGTCCTTATATCGTTTAGCCCAATACTGTGATCAGATGGTGCCAGATGGGTTAGGCGGTCAGGAACCAAGATTTACATGTAATGTTTATCTTCAGAGCGCAGAAGGTGCCTTTGAGATTTTAACTAAGTTAGCTGGTGTATTTCGTGCCATCACATTTTGGGATGGCAATAGCATTATTTGTGATGCGGATATTCCCCAAGATACTTACTTTACTTATACCTGTGCCAATGTCATTGATGGCAATTTTGAATACTCAGGAACCCGCGCGCGTGATCGCCATAATGTTGTAAAAATTGCGTGGGATAACCCAGCTAATCACTACAAAACCGAATATGAGTTTGTTCGTGATGAGAAAGCAATTGCTGAAGCGGGCCAAGTTCGTATTTTGGAAATTGATGCTTGGGGATGCACTTCGCGCGGACAAGCGCAGAGAGCAGGTCACTGGGCTTTAAAGTCAGAGCAACTTGAAACACGTACAGTGTCTTTCAAAGTTGGTCTGGATGGTCATATTCCATTGCCGGGGAAAGTAATTGAAGTTGCTGATCCTCTATTTGCAGGTCGTGCAAATGGTGGTCGTGTATCTGCTATTTCGGCAGATCGTAAAAGTATTACTTTGGACCGAGATAATGTGGTTGCAAAAGCTGGCGACCGACTCGTAATTAATGGTGAAAATGGCAAAGCCCAAACACGTATTGTTCAGTCAATAGCAGGTAGAGTTATTACAGTAACCACGGCTTTTGATGTGAATTCGATTGCTGTGCTAAACATTTGGGTTTTAGATGCTCAAGACTTGGCAACAATGAAGTTTCGGGTCATCTCTATTACTCAAGATGATAAACATCAATTTAGCATTACTGCTCTTCAATACAATCCTTCAAAGTTTGATGCAATCGACACTGGAGCACATTTTGAAGAAGCACCTATTTCAATTGTTAATCCTACTGTTCAGGATGCGGTTACAAACGTCACCATTACAAGTGAAAGCCGAGTAGATCAAGGTATTAATGTTGCCACAATGATTGTGTCATGGGCACAAGCCCGTGGAGCAGTTAAGTATCTGGTTGAGTGGCGTAAAGATGACGGGAGCTGGATTAAATTACCACTGACAGGCAATAACTCGGTAGAGGTACCAGGTATTTATGCGGGTCAATATCAGGCGCGTGTAACAGCAATTTCAGCATTTGAAATTTCTTCTTTACCGGCATACTCAGTTTTGACTGCATTGACTGGTAAGCAGGGGTTACCACCAAAATTAGCTTTTATCCGAGCGATTGGCACAATGTTCGGAATGAAAGTGGAATGGGGATTTCCTGCAACTGGCGCATTAGATACTGCATATACGGAAATTGAATATTCTACGACTTCCAATGGTGCCAATATTCAGCCTCTGGGTTCTTATGCTTATCCAACGACTTCACTA